GGTAAGCGCCATGCACCATGTCAGCGGCGAATCCACCCGACACCAGACGGCGTAGGGTATCGGCACCCTTCAGCGCGGCCATTTCACCCATCAGCAGCACGTTCGACGGGCTGGTGAGCGAACTCATGAAGTCCTCGACACCGGACACCACACCGCGAGACGCGCCCGGTTGCATCGCTCTCGATCCACCGAGCGCATCGAAACGCAGGATTGGCGGCGCTTCCCACGGCGCGCGAACCGGCGTCTCGCTCCGGCCGCCGGAAACGGCCGGCCAAACAACTTCGCCGAGCGCCGTCGGATCTTTCGGCGATCCGAGAATCATTTCACCGACTCGGCGAAACGGCTCGGCAATTATCGAGGTTTCCGGTGCCGCCTTCGGCGTGGCCGCCGTGGCCATAAACGAATCGGGCGTCAAGCCTGAGCCGGACGCCCCTTGTTGCCCCGCCATGAAATCGTCGGGAGTGAGATCCGCCATTATTGCACCGTGTAACCGGACTGCTTAAACTCTTCGAGCGCCTGCTGCGGCGTGATTCCCTTCGTCTGCGCGTACGCCTGCACGTGCGCCTGCGTTGCGATCTTCGAACCGGCGGCGGCCGCCGCCGGTTGCGCTTGATAGAACGGATTCGCATCGCCAGCGGCTTTCATCTTCCGCAACCGCTGAATCACCTGCGCGCGCCGCCCCGCCGTAAATCGGGGATCGGATTTGAAGTACTGCGAAGCATTCGTAATCGCATCGTCGATGCTCGGACTGCGAGTTCCCTGCAGCACTTCGCCGACCAGCTCGTCGGCTTCCTGCGCCGGAGTCAGTCGCCGCTCCCGTCCAGCCGCGCCGCGCGCGCCGGTCTCTTGCCGCGGGCGAGGCCGCGCCAGGCCTTCGCCGGGCTTGCCGCTGCGGAGCTGAGGATTTCCCTGCTCATCGAGGTACGGAACAATCGGCGTCACGTTGCCGGTCGATTGGTCAACGACGTAGGAAACCTTCGACGGATTCGGCGCGCCGGACACCGGAGCCTGGCGGATGCTCTGCGAATATGCTTCAGCCCGCATCAGATCGTCCATCTGCCTCGGATCCACTTTTCGGCCAACAGGCAGACCAAACCGATCCGCCAAATTCTTCGGCAACGGAATACCTTCCGACTCCAGCCGCCGCGCCGCGAACTCCTCTTCGATCTGCTTCTTCTGCCGCAGTTCCTCCGCGCTCGCCCGCGCGCGGTCGAGTACAGTGCGGTGATTCACCGCCGCCGCTCGCGCGTCCTGCTCATCGAGCGACGGCAGCAACAACCGCTGCCCGCCAACGCTCAACACGCGCGAAGCCTTCGTCGACGGCACAACGGTCATGGCGTCCTGGGGTGAAAGCTCGACGCCGGAGATGCCACCAAAGCGAACTGTCTGTCCGCCGTCCATTTCGTACTCGTCGGATGCGGTCACCGGGCGGCCGCCCATTTCGTTAACACGCATCAGCAGCGAGTTGTTGTGCATCTGCTGGTCGAACTGCTGGGCCTGCGCCAGCCGCTCCTCTTGCCGCCGCTCGGCCTCCTGGCGCTTGAACATAGATCCGAGTTGAAAGCCGTTCAGGAGCCCCCGAACGACCGGGCTAATCGCTTCCATGGTGTTACCCTCCCCAACCGTCGCCGTACTTGCTGCCGCCACCGCTGCCCATCATGCGTTGCAGTGTCATCAGAGTCGTCAGCGTTTCAAGTCCGGACGAAATTCCTGCGCCAGCCGCGTTGCCCGGCCCGGTCGCGACGGTCGAACTGCCGCGCCCGGCGGCGAGCAACCGCGTCGCCAGGTCCTCGGTGCGCGCGTTCTCGTCGATCTGGAATCCGGCGAACTTTCCTTCCAGGTCGTTCAGATCGCCGATGCGGTTCTGCTCGCCCGCGGCCAGCGCGTTCTGCAACACGCCGCTCGAACCGTAGCCGCGGCCCGAGAACTTTGCCGCGATCGACGGGGCGAGGTTGCGGTAACGCCGGTTGACCGCCTCAATCGCGGGCGACTTCACCGCCGACAAATCCACACCGGTTCCCAGGCGCGTACGCACGCGCGAGAGAAGATCATCCTGCAGCGGCTGTAACGACGGGTCGAGCTTCGGCGTTGTGTCGGTAGTCGACGTCTTCTTTCGATTCGCCACCGCCGAGGCGACGCCCGCGCCGCCGCTCAACAGTCCCGAGATCAGCAGCGCCGTCCCTGTTTCGATTCCCATAGAACTCCTCTCGTGTCATGCCAAATACAACCATGTCCACCGGCTTCCCGCCGCGAATCGTCATGCCGTGGAAGTGCGCTTCCTGCTGCATGCCGAACTTCTTGGCCATGCCTCGAACCGAGTAGTTATCGGCAAAGCACATGGCCAGCATTTTTTGCATTCCAGCGCCGAAGATGTCGGCGACGGCCTTCTGAAGCGCCGGGTACGTCGTTTCGTGTCCCCAGAAGTCTTTTCGGAATACGGTGTGAATTATCCCGGCCACCGGCCCAGAAGGCTCAAACCAAATAGCTCCGCCAAGATCGTCATCACGATATACGCCCCAATTAAGGCCAGGATGCATTCGCCGGTTTTGGATTTCGACATACTCCTCCATCGTGCGCGGCGAAAAGTCGTCGGCCACGCGGGAGCGGAACTGGTTCATCCAGGTCCACACGCGTGGCCAGGCGTAATCGGGAAACGGAGATTCGACGCGCACGCTCACATCCGGAGATTCCCGGCCGGGCGTGTCTATTTCGCGATGATCTGAACGTGCTCGATCTGCCAACCGAAGCCGGTGAAGATCACCATGGCCTTTTTCAAACCGTCCGGCTGTATGTAGATCGGCTCGGCCTTCAAGAGCTTCCCATCGGCGCCGACTGCAACAACCGCGACTCCGTAGGCGTCCTGGTTGCTCGGCGTAACGAGAATCTGGGTCATCTTGCCGGAAATGGGCGCGCCGGTCAGTTTCGCCAGCTCGTCCATGTCCACACAGGACACATGGAGCGAGTAGCCATCGCCGATGAACTCGCGTCCACAGATGGATTCTGGCTGTTCTTGCCCCTGCGTTCCTAACGTTGCGCCGAGCGCGATCGCGGCGGCGAGGATGATTCCCTTGATTCGATGTATCACTTCTTCGGCTCCTCTTTCTTCGGTTGCGGCGGTGCGGTACGTTCGTAAACGAACCCGGCGCGCGGATCGACGATGCAGGCGGCCGCGGCGATTCCCGCCCGCCCGCAGATCGCGGCGACGATAGCCTCATAGCGTAGCTGCAAGTTCTCCAGCCGCAACTGCTCGGCCTCGTCGAGTTGCACTCGCTTGGGCGGCGCTGGTTTCGCTGCCTCCGGCTTGGGCGCGTCTTGCGCGGCGAGAGCAAACGCCGCAAGTGTGAATAGCTTTAACATGTGCCTCCTGTAAGAATTCCGTTGGTGAATACGAGCGTGCAATCAGATCCGCCCCCGCTGGCGCGAACAGTCTTTGTTGCGGATGTTCCGGCTGATCCGTTGGCGCTCAAGGTTCCGCCGCTGTTTATATCGAGAGTCCCCCCGCTCTGAACATTCAGCGTTCCGCCATTCTGAACATATCCGCTCGCGGACATTGAAAAATTGCGGGTGAAAATGTGCGTCGGCCTTGTACCGGTCACTCCAATGTTGTAGGTGTTGTCGGCACCGAAGCGAATATCTCCGCTGAACGTCTGGTTAGCGTTAAAGCTGTTCGTCCCGTTGAACGTCTGCCCGGCGCTGAACGTATTCGCCCCGCTGAACGTCTGGGCGATGTTAGTCCCGGCGATGGTGTAGCTGGCATCTTGCGGCGTCAGTGTGCGCGTCGATGCCGTGGTGAAGCCGTCCACTTCGAACTTCAACTGCTTGCTCGAATCGCCGGACCCCTGCACAATGGCGGTTGTGTCGGCCACCGGCAGCGAGCCGGAACCGCCAGCCGCCCACGAACCATTTCCGCTCGCGTCGGATGTCCACACGTACCCATTTACGGCACCGGTTGGAAAGGTAATCGTTCCACTCGCGGTAAAAGTAGATCCAGACCCAAATGTGATTGTTCCAGACGCCGTAAGGGCGCGCGTGAAAGTATTCGTGGGGCGGCTGAAGGTCGATCCAATCGACCATGTGTTATCGGTCGCAAACGTAATGCTGCCGTCCACAGAAACCGCGCCGAAATAGGCATTGGGCCACCGGGCCGAACTGCTTCCGAGGTCAGGAAAAACGGAATCGGTTACCGCGTCGCCGTCCACCGTCGCACGCTTTGCCGGGTAGAGGTGCGTGTAAACGTTGGTGTAATTGTAAGCCGTTCCGAGAATCGCCCTGGTCCCCGTGATCCACCGTGATCCGGCGTTGTCGCGCAGGTAGATGCTCGACGACGACGGCGATGCAATCGCGACGGACTGGATGTCCCAAGCGCCCGAGCTTCCGGCGTTGTCCATGAGGTTCAGTTTGCGCGTGGTCAAATAATCACCGCTCGAAGTCCCGCCGCTCACAAAGAACTCGCCCGCCCGTGCGAAAATCGAGCGCACCCGCGTCCCGGTCAATCCAATATCGTAGGTGTCGTGTGTGGCTGGGTACAGCATCCCGGAGTTGTTCACCGTCCACCGGTTTGCGTTGTCCGTCTTGATCGTGAATGAATTAGCGTCGTTGGTCCCGATGGTTGCCGCGGCACCGAAGGAATCTCCACCGTTATGGAAACACGTCGTGCAGACAGCTTCCGGCTCGCGCCAAGTAGCGCCGTCGTAAACGAATGTGACCGGTACGTTTACCGTGGCCGAGTACGCTTGGCCGATGTTTCCGGCGGTGTTCGTCGCCCACAGGCCAGAAGGAATTAGCGTGACCGTGCAGCCCGATCCGACGGGTCCCAGAGTCGTTGGCGCAAGGTCGAAGTACGATATCGTGACAGTGCCGGAGACTTTGAGGGTTTGGTTGCATCGCACGGGGATCGCGGAAGCCGAGGCCACCGTCCCGCCGTAGATGAGATTGGAATCGAACGGGAGGTTGTTCGACAGGACGACCTTTGCCGTGGAGTTGTCGGTTACGGCGGCGGTTGAATCGAGGAAGTTGTTGCCTGTCACGTTGACCTGTACCGCGGCCGTATCGACCGACAGTCCGGCTATGCAACCAGCCACGCGGTTATTGGCGATTGTCACTCCACGAACGTACCCGCCAGCGTTAATGATTGCGATGCAATCAGTAGCTGTCAGAACATAGTTTCCAGTGACCGTCACGTCCGCGGCTCCGAGTCCGCCGATCACCAATACATCTCCTTCTAGAACAATCCCAGAACCGGTTCCGTGCCCCTCTATTACGTTGTCGGCGACGGTAATGCTTGCGCCGACTATCTCGATCCCGGAAGTGAGATCCGTCCCGCTCTTAGACGAATTCCGGCGAACTGTGTTGCCACTGATGACGCCGTAGCCGGCGCTTGCAATTTGCCCGCCATTGTTGAAGTTATTCAATAACTGATTGCCGATTATCGACACACCGGATGTTCGATATCCGACGAATACTCCGCCGCCAAAAGTTGCGCTCGTGAGAGTTGGATAGTTGTTGGCGATGTAGTTGTTGGCGATGACGACGTTGGTAGAACCGGCATTGGGGTCCGTCCCGATAACCGCAATCCCGACACCGCCATCGGATGCTCCAAGCCCGCCGCCGTTGTCGTGAATGTAGCTGTTCCGAATCGCGATGTCGTCGTTCAGGTCGCTTACAACTATTCCAAAAAGAGCCACACCAGTCACTTCCAGGCGGTCGACAAGAATATGATTCGCTCCACCTGTTCCGTTCGTTCCCAAAGTCATCCCGGCGCCAAACAGGACCGAAGTTCCACCGCCTGATCGGTTGCCGTCAATTTTGAAATCAGCCATCCGCAGCCCTGCCCCGCTGGACGATGGGACATAAAACATCGAGTAAACGTTGGCGGACCCGCGCGCCTGTACAACGCTTGTCCAACCGCCGCCCTGAATTGAAATGTTCGCTTTGTCGATGACGACGTTTTGGGAGATAGTAACCGTGTGGTTTTTGGGAATGACCACCGTCGCTCCGTTGCCGCCGACGAGAATCGCTTCGCGCAAGCCGCCGGCCGCCGAAGCGATGGTCCACGCGCCGGAGTGAGTGTTGGCCGCCGTGAATATCACCGTTCCCGACGAAGCGCCGCCGGTGCAGGTGCCGCCCGTAACGACCGCTGTTTCGGCTGTACCTGTCCCGCCGGACAGGTACACGTACAAACTGGCGGCCGATCCAGCCACACCCAGTGGGCACGGAGTCAGCGTTACCGTGTTAGAGCCAATGGAAATTGATCCGCCTGGAGACTGCGACCAGTCGTAATCCGAAACCGCCAGTACCGCTCCACAATAAGCCCAGGACCACACGCCCGCCGTCGTTCCCGTCATGCATTGGCCGTTCGTCGTCGGATGCGCGGAGGGAAGTGTGTTTTCTAGGTCGGCGGCGAGTGACGTCGAAGCCTTGAGGGAAGTGAAGTTGTCGCCGTTCGACCGACGCTCGCGTAGCCGGATCTCACCTGTTGCCGATCCGGATCCTGGGTAAACTGTCACAGGCGTCGCGAACTGAGCCAGCAGCAGTCGAGCGCCTAAAATTACACCAATCGCTAATTTCATGACAATGGGTCCATTCCTGTCCGTGGTGCGTTCGTCGGCCACCACTTACCGTCGCCGCGGCCGGCGAACATAAACACCGCCACCTTGCCCGGATCCGGCGAGTGCGAGCTTGCCGTGTCTACGAACATCAGCGGATCGAAGCTGAACGTGTAGAAATCGGTCGCGTGGGCGAAAACGTACACCAGCAGAAGCCAGCCGCGCTGCGGTGTCACCGGCGAAGAAAACTCGGTATTCGTAATCAACTCGAACTCGGCGTGGAAAAACAGTGGGATTCCGTATACCGATACCGTCGCTCCCGCCCATGCCAGATCCGACATGGACGCGGTCGCTACGCCTCCCCCGCCGCCAGGCGTCGATGGCGAGCTCGTCGGCGTCAGGGCGCCAATCTCCTGATCGATTCGCCGCAACCGCTCGTTGATCAACGGAATTAGATCGGCGTTTAGAATCGATTCCGGAATAGCAATGATGCTCGTCTTCCTATTCGCCAACTGGCACCTCGACCAACTGGTACTCGCTCGGCGTCTTTTCGACCGGGAACGGAACCCACGTCCAGTCCGTCGGCGTTTTCGCCACCGGTAGATCGACCCAGTCCCACTGCTCCGGTGTTGTTTTCACCGGCAGCTTTACTTCGGAGTACGTCTCCGGCGTCGACGGCATCAGCACGGCCGCCCACTGCCATTCACTGGGAGCCCGGCCTCCCATCGGCTTCAGCCAGATCCGCGCTCCGTGAATCGTCAACGCCGACGAATCCGTCGTAAACTCCAACTTGATCAGCCGGCCCTTGCGCAACCCGGCCAGGCGAATCTTCTTCTTCTCTCTAGCGCCGCTCCCCGCAATCGTCACCGTGTCGCGCAGCGTAACGGCTCCTCCCGGCTGATCGGTGTACACCTTCAACGTCGCCGTGCCGGCCGTCTCCAGGTCGACCTCAACTTCGCCGTACATTTTGACGGCCTCAATCCCAAAATCAAGTTCCCGCGTCCGATAGCTCTCGCTGTTCCCGCCGTTCAGGTAAACCGCCACCGGCCGCAAACGAAGAAATCCGCCATACAGCTTGTAGGCGTTCGATCCGGAGATCGTCACCCGGGCCAGCCTGCCTTTGATTTGGTTCAGCGGAATCGTCACCGTGCGGCGTGTGGTCGAAAGCGGAATCGTATACGTCGCCCTCGACGCCATCGCATCGCCGGGAAGATCGGTGTAGACGGTTGCCGTAAGCGTCCCGCTGGCGTCGATGTCGAGCACCAGCGAATCGAACTCTTTCGGATCCGGCGAACCCCAGTGTAGTTCCGTGGAATCATAAATCGCGCCGGCGGCCGCGGTCGACGCCTCGACATAGAAGAAGTACGGCCGCACGCGCGCGCGGATGCCGTACAGCCGGTATGCAACCGTCCCGCTCAACTTGATCTGAAGCAGGTGCCCCTGGATGTTCGACAGCGGTATGTTGACCATACGCCGCCCCGTCGTGGTCGCCTCGGTGTTGAACGTCGACGTCGCCCGCGAAGCCATCGTCTGGTTAGGCAAGTCGGTAAACACGTTGTAGGTGATCGCGCCGTCGGTGTCGATATCGAATTGCAGCTCCGCGAAATCCTTCACGTCCTGAATGCCCAGGTCGAGCACATCGGAATCCCAAACCAGGTTGGCCGCGTTCTCGTACGCCTCGACGTACACGCCAAACGGTTTCACTTCCAACCGAGCTCCGTAAAGAATCACTTCCTTATCGGCGCTCGTCAGTTTCAGCGCAAAGTTCCGGCCCTCTGTTCCTGCGTCGAGGGGAATGCGGACGATCCGCCGGCGCGTCGTCGTCGCCTCCGTGTTCACCGTTCCGGTCTTCCGCGTCGCCATCGCGTTGCCCGGCAGGTCTGAGGTCAACGTGTAGGTTACATTGCCGCTCGTGTCGATGTCGAGCTCCAGCTCGCGCGCGTTCTTCACCGCCGGAACTCCGAAATCCTGGTGATCGGAGTACCAATAGCCTCGAATCGCCGTCTCGTACGCTTCGATGAACACGCCGATCTTGCGCACCAGCAGCGAAAGCCCGTACAGCCGGAACTGGTTGGATGCCGCCGTTAGCGTCAAACGGATCAGTGAGCCGTAGGTGTACTGGTCAACCGGAATCCGAAGGATTGTCCGCCCGGTTGTCGCCGCGATCGCGTAGGGATCGGCGGCGCCGAAGACGGAACGCTTTGTCACCACCTGGTTCGGGTAATCGCTCCACAGACTCAGATTCGTCGTGCCGTCGATCTGCGCATCGATCGCGATCTCTTTCACTTCCTTCACGCCCGGCGCACCGAGCGTCATCTCGTCGGTGTCGAAGCTCTTGTGCTGCGAGGCCTCGGTATAGGAGTGCAGGAAGATGGCGTAAACGATAATCGGCGCCGTCGCTCCGCTGTTCGTCGTACACTCCAGTCGCACCGCTAGGTTGAACCCTTTGATCGGATCGCCGCTCCCATCGATCAGGCGAACAATCGACGTCGTCCGTGCTGTCGAAGTGATCGATGTGAGCGTGTATTCGTTGCCCGCTACGATGCCGTTGTTCTTGATGACTTTCACGGTCATGTTCTGGCCGCGCGTGTTGTGCTCGATTACCAGATCGGCATACGTCTTTTCGTTGTTCGGCGCGCCCTGATCCTGATAACGAGACTGGAACATCAGATCGTACGCGGCTGGCCCGTAATCGACGTAGCCGGTTTCGATCGATCCAACGATCTGATCGCCAGCGGCGACGAAACTTCCGTTTTGTCCCTCGTCCAGATAATCGTTCCAAGCTTGATCCCAGTCCGCCCAGCGCCCTGTCTCGACATCGAGAATCATCGTCCGGCCTTCGTCGGTCGGATACAATCCAGAGCCTGTCGGATAGCTGAAATACACGCGCCCGTTCCGGTGGCCAACGGCGCAGTTGCCTATGTTCCCGTTGGCGCGGATGTAGCCGATGCCGTAGGCGATCTCGACGTCCTGGTCCTTGAATAGCGGATCGATCTGCGTTGAGACCTTACGGCCGCTTTCTCCGTTGAAAAAGTACAAGCCCTCTTTCCCGGCGATGTAGTCGCCGCGCGACGTGCGCGCGATCGCGTTCATGCCGACGATGCCAAGATCGGAACTGACCAACTCGATTCGACCTTCGCCCAACTCGCCGACAATGCGCCAAATCGACTTCTGTTTGTACACGATGATCTGGTTCGGTTTCATAGAAACCGCCAGGATCGTGTCGTTTAGCGCCCCTACATCTGCATAATTTGCAGCCGGGAAGTACCATGGCTCGTTTGGACGGGTCCAAAAGATCCGGTTGGGGTTGGCGATCGTACGGAACGCCAGGATGCGTCCGTCGTAGGTTCCCGCCGCACCGATCGCCGCCGGCGCGGCGTCGTGGTCGAACTCCAGAACGATATTGCGGTCCTGTAGATCTTCGTTGGTCTGGTCAGTTTCGGTGCCGCCGGTTGCCGCTCCGTAATCGTTATAAACGCTCGTGGCGTACGCGATGGCGTTCGTGTTCACCCGATAAATAGACCCAAGACCAGGCCCGGTCCGGTATACGTTCCAATGCGTGATGTTCGGCGTGGTCGTGTTGTCGTGCTTGCTGCGGTTCTCGGACCGGCTCGGCCGCGTGACGGCAACCGCGCCGTTGGCAGCCACGGTAACGACCGCCGCGGCGCTCGGGTTGCTCTCGTGGCCTTCGGCGGTTTGGAAGGTCACGTAATATGTCCAATCGCCCACGGCCAGCGCCGCGCCGCCCGGTGTCGAAGCTGAAAGCGAAACGGTGCCTGGCGTCTCCGGCGTCCAGTTCCACGTCGACGTTCCGTCGTCGACGCGCTGCTTGCCGTTGTTCATGATCCAGGCCAGGCCCTGGAAACTTACAATCGACACCGGCCCGCCGCTGTAGCCGCTGTCGATCTCTCCGTCCACTCCGCCGGGATCGTAGGTCCCGAGCTGGTACAACTTGCCGTTGCCGAAATAGTAACGCCGAGAATCGACCAGGGCGACTCGTGTGAGCCGCTCGATCGATAGCGCCGACGGGTTAAGCGCGTTCCATCCCCACCGTTGCACGAGCTGCCCCGCCTGATCGACGCGCCAGTTGGTCAACTGGAGGCAGTCGTTCGGTGCGGACTTGTCCCCAGGCGCCAGGAGATTGAGGCTGCCAGGGACAATTGGCTGCTCGTGCTTGCGGTAGGCCATGGGTTATTGGGAAATATCCAACCAGACGCTGTCACGGTTGCCACGGAACCAGCCGCGGATGTTATCGGCGACCTCAACCAGCTTCGACTGCGGACGGTTGGTCACACCGTTCGCTGGTAGATTGTCCTCGTCTTTCGCCGCCGGTCCGTACTCGAATAGATAGAACAGCCGGCATACTTGATCCTCAGGGAATCCGTCGGCGAGCATGTCGGAAACCTTGTGGAATTTGAGAACGGAGAAAACCGCTGTCGGTTTGCCGTTCGCGTCGAAAGCCGGAACACCTTCTCCGGCAACCAGAATGGGCGCCGGAATAATGCGGCCGTCTTTGGCGATTTCCTTCACCAGGATCGCCGCGAATGCCTTCGCTTGGCCGATCGTCGCAACGTCGGCCGGCGATGCACCTTCGAAGGTGTAACGGTATTTGATGCGTGGGTCCTCTTTCGACGACGCCATCACGCTGGAAAAAATGTCGGGGTAATTCATATGACTCCTGTCTGGTTACTGGTTACTGGGGTGGTCCCCAGAGGGATTGGTAGAGATCAAGCTGCATCTGCCGTTTTTCAGCCAAGTGCGCGGCGAGCTCCGGCATGGCGAAATCCGAATCGTGACTCCACGCCTGGCTCAGAACGTAGTCTTCGATAAACGCCTTCAGGCAGCGCGGGATCGGCGCCGTGCTCGCCGTCGACGTGAAGAGATCGAGCTGCTCGGAGAACAACAGAGCCAGCACGGCGACCGCCGAAGGAGTCGGCCAGATGCCGATATGCAGATGAACGCCAAGCGTGTCCTCGTACCAGCGCTTGGGGACTTCACCCACACCACACGCCGCCGCGCTCGCGGTGGCGTTGAGGGCGTCGAGATGCGCGAAGTCGGTTGGTTGTAGCGGAACGTTGGCGTAGGCGACGTGCAGCGTTGCCAGATGGCGCGCCGGAAGTGCATACGTTCGCGTTCCGTTGACGGTGTTGGTCGCGGCGTTGCGGCGTACGAATATCCGAGCGCCGCGGCTGAGGAGCTGCAGCGCTTCGTTGGCGAACTGCCGGAGCTGCGCTTCGGTCCACCATTGCAAACTAGCCTCGTCGGAGGCGTGCAAACGCGGGTAGAGATCGTCGAGTAGATCAGACCAGGCGATTGTCGGTTCAGGCATCGGGAGCTGCGCCTTCCTTCCGTATCGGCGCGCGCAGCTCCGGCGGCTCGGTGTCGTACTGCCGCGCCCGATTGCGCCGTCGCACAAATGCGGCGCACTGCGCGGCGTCATCGAGAAACTCGCGCCAACATTCGAGGGCCTTCGCTAGATACTGCCCGCCGCGCTTTTGGAGCAGGTAGTAAACCGCGTACTTGACCAACGCCGGGTGATACTCGGGCGGGATCTCCGGCGAGTTGCTGAGCACGCTGAGAACGGCTGGCTCGCGCGCGTAGATCACGGTGGCCGTGCCGCCTCCGGCTAACTGCGGCGCGATCGCCATCAAAGTCAGGCCGAGCATCGCATAACGCTTCGGCGTCCCGGCGGTCGACGGCCATGTCCGATAGAGCGTATCGAGATCGGTGAGCCGCGTCGGAGCTAGCCGCGCACCGCCTACCGACACCCGCAGCGGAACCAGGAAATCGGACAGAGCGTCGCGAACCGTGTAGAAGCACGTTGCCGCGGTAAGAGTTAGAGCACCGGCGCTCTCGAGGCAAAGCGTGATCAACGCGAACATCTCTTGCCCCTCGTTGACGGCCTTGATCGCTTCGGCTTGCGTCCAGTACACGCCGTCGCTAGCCGGAAGCCCGGACGAAACCAAGTCGTCAACCCGTTTCTGCGCGGCCGCTAGAATCTCGGAGAGCGTCATTTACCAGCTCCAGCGGCGGCGGCGATGCCGGGTAAAGCGATCCGCCATTTCGATCTTGCCAGGGCCAATGGAATCGGACTCGGCCTGATGCATCACGCCCACAGATCCGCGCTGAATCATCTGCTCGGCGGCCGCCGCGTCGTACCTCCCGAAATGCGCGAGCACCAACGCTTTCGCTCCCGCGAGCACCGCGCGCGAATTTACCCAAGGAAGAATCTCGGCGTCGTTGTTTGTCCCGTCGAACTCAATCGGCAACCGGATGTAGGTGTAGGTCAGCCCGATAGCCAACTCCGGTGCCGGGAAAATCTCCACCTGGTGGTAGACGGGCGTTGCTGTATCGTCGGTGTCTGACGCGGGCCGGTAGTAAGCCGGCTCACCGATCGTCAGGCGGGATGCGCTCGCGGCGTCGAACTTCTCGGTGGTCATCCGCTCCATCGGCGCATTCACGCGCGGGTTGCGCATCAGCGCAATATGCCTGGTCCGCACCGGGAGTTGGTAGGTATTCTGGAAAATTTCGAAGACCCCATCGTCGACGGTGTCTCCCTCGTACGCGCGATCGAGCGTTCCAGACGTAGCGCCGACATAGGTAAACGTGTAGTATTCGTCGCGCCCGATGAAGCGAATCCGACGGCCCGTCATGGCCGCCGTGAACGTCGTTCCCGTGCCCGTTACCGTGGTTCCGCCGTTGGTCACGTCGACGGTGCCGGTCCGGTAGGTAGCAACGGTCTGGAGAACGGCGTCGACTTCAAGACCCTTCCACTCGCGCAATTTCAGAACTTCGTTGTAGGACTCGTTGATCCAGTTCTTTAACAGGTCTAAATCGACTGCTGGAAGCTGCGCGGCCCGGCAGAAATGCGAAAGCTCGAATTGGATCTCTCCGAAGGTGCGGCCCACGTTCGAAGATTCCCTTTCCTATAAACTAATTTCAGGGCGCCACCATCGCCGAGATCGATCCGCCTGTCTGCCGGTAATACCGCACCGCGCCTGTCGGTACAGGAACCGTATGTGTGGTCGCCGACGAGATCGCCGTCGGCGACGACATGTCCGCGCTTGACGAGTACTCGCCAGAGACTGCGGTCTTATACCGAGTCACGACGTTGTACGTTCCAGATCCAGCCGATCTCGTTACGACCTCGGCTAACCCAATCGACGATCCGCAGGTGATGACCGCCCAATAGCGCGTGCTTGCTGTTAGCGCCGTGTTGCCACCAAGCACAAACTGCCGCTCACGGCCTACGGTGATATTGCCAGTGCGTGTGTCGGCCTGCTCGCCACCCGTGTCGGTGTCCCCGTGCAGCGTTGTACGGCCAATGTTGGTGTAGAGCTTCAGCGTGCATGAGTTAGCGTCCGGTGCGGTGTATCGAACAATTGCCCGCGTTGACCCGACAGTCACGCGCATCGATCCGCCAAGCCACGGCGCGCCGCTCGACGCGCCGCCCGTAGCGCTCTCCACCGCGTCGATGTCCGCGCCAAGATCCTTTCCATCGGTGGCTGCATAATCGCACCCGCTCACGCACGCCGCCGAATAGGGCGATGTCGTTTGAAGCCGGTAGTTACCAGAGCCGACGAACATCGTCGTGCCAGCGGCGATGTATTTGCCGTTTGCCGCATATGCTCCGATGCTGCCGGTGCCGTTGCCGAGGTTGTCAATAGCCACGGTGTTCAGAACGTTTCCGCTGCCCCAATAGTAGGAAACATCGTTTCCAAGATCGGCAAAGTATCCGTACTGATTCCTGTAGCTGATCGTGTTCGACAGGCGCGGCCGAGCGAACGCCGAAGTGTCAAAAACCACGCTCTTACCCCAGATAGATACATTCGCCGCGGTGACGTGATCGACGAGGCAGTCGTCGCATGGACCACCAAACGATAAGCCTTCTCCGTCCTGATCACTCAGTGAAGGATAGGTTGTATTCGTCCCAACCTCGTGCATTAACACGTCGCGGACTTGCAGTCGATTGTTGTTGACGCCGAACGTCGTGCCGCCCTCGGAAGCGATACGCAGCCCTTTCGAGCTTCGCCGAATGATATTCCGTTCGAACCGGATGTTCTCGCCGCGCACCCATCCGTTTGCGTTGTACTGGCTCACTTGTGAAGTGAGCCACACCGCGATACCAGATTGATTAGAGTTCACCCAATTGTTCTCGAAGATGTTGCCGCGCACGACGACGTTCTTCGCGCTCTTGATCTCGAACAGATTCTTCGTTGCGTAGCTGGAGGAGCGCAGAGTCCCGTAGCTCGTGAAAACACCGCTCGCGCACGACCAGCACGCACCAGAACCGCAGTTCTGCGCTACGTCGGTTCGTCGATAGTATTCGCCGTCGGCGCACGTCGGCGCCGTCTGCCACGCAGACGACTTGCACACGTACCATTGGCCATTCGATACGTTGAGATAGTACGCTCCGTCACTGCACGCGCCGGATGGAGCGCCCGCTCCGCCCGTCCCGGCAGTGTACTTCTGCCATAGAGGGCGCGTGAATAGATTGCCTTCGATCAGGATTTGCCCCTCATCTCCGGACACCAAGCCGTCGACGATCACTCCCGCGCCGCCGGTGAGCAGAGTAATGCTGCCAGCGTTCAGTGTGTTGTTCCTGATCGTCATCGGCCCCGGCGCCGCCGAGAACGTGATAGCCTTCGACTCCGACCCGCTCTTGATGCAGTTCTCGATAGTCGAGTCCTGAATCGTCACGTTACGCGCGTTCAACATCATGCAGATGTTCGGGCCTTCTTCATCGCGGATGCCGTGGATGTATACGCGATCAAAGACGAAGTTCGACGGAATGCCCGCTCGAACATATTCCTCGCCGCGTCCGATTTCGACGAGGTTATACAGCGTGTCCTGCCCGGCCTTCTTCGAAAACTCAATTCCGACGAATTTGTAATTGCTTCCGACGCGCAACGTCTGCCAGCGCCAAGTATCCGTGGTCGATGTGCCGGAGATATCGAGTGCCGCTCCGCCAGGCGTTGCCGCAACCTTGAACGTCGTGCTCGTCGTGTCGCGCGCGTAATAGATCGTGCCCATCACGAACGGAGAGTATGGCGTTCCCGTGCCCCACCGCTGCGTCAGCGGATCTCCGTCGGCAAACCCGTGCGTCGGACAGGTGATCACGTCGGTCGATGTGTTCGCGGTGCAGTCGTACTTCTCCTCCGGCACCGCGTAGATCGCGGCAGTGCTGGTGTTGACGGGCTGCACCTTGGGCATCAGCGCAGTGTGCGCAGATCCCACGCGGTTCCCCGGCGCCGGCAATTCCGCCCACCGGGAGGACCGTACCGTGACGTAACCGCTGCCCGCGCCCTTCCACGGCAGCCGGAAGTTCCCCTCAAATGTCTCGCCAGCTTTTAGTTCGATGACATCGCCGCGCACAGCGGCGTTCAGGGCAAGCTGAAAATCGGTGTAGCCGCAACCAGACGCGCATACGGTCAGCGTGGCGGCTTGCGCCGAGATGCCGCAGAGGAATAATAGGGCCTTCATCATGGTGTCACCGAAACGATCCGAATCACGACAGGATCGGTCCCACGCGGATCGCATCCAAAACCCCAGTGCGTCGGCGTGAACCCAATTGCGTCGGTGTGAATGAGAGTCCAGTCCGATCCATCGCCGATATACGCCAGCGAGTTCGAACCGGAGATAACCAGCCGCATCCAAATCGGTCGCAAAGAAAACGCGGCGGACTCAGTCAGGCCCTCGTCCGTGATCGTGCCGTTGATAGGCGTGTAGGATCGGCGCAAATATCTTGTTTGCGGTGTTCCAGAGTCGCTCAGGGTGATGTTTAACCCGTGCGCCGCATGTGTGCCGGCCGTTGTGCCGGAGGTCAGATAAATCCCACACTCATGAATGCCGCCGACGTTATCGGAAAACACAGCAATAGGAACCAGCCCGATGATGAAATCGGACCCGCTGATAGCCTTCAGGTTCACGCCGAGACCGCTGGTGGACTTCGTGTACTTCAGGGTTCCGCCGTTATCCGAGAGCGTACCGCCGTTGACGGTCGTCCAATTCGACGCGGCCGTCGGCCGGGTGATCGGGACCCCGTAGTAGAAATCAGCCCAAGTCGATCCGTCGCAATGGCTGCTCAAGCCGGGATCATTTGTGGTGAAATACTGCTGCCCCGCTGTCGTGCACGATGGCCTCGACGCAAACACGCCTCGGGTCGCGGTGCCGCCGCCAGTCGACGAAATCGTCTGCACACCGGCCGCATCTTCTGAGATCGTGATTCCAGACCCAGGGGCGAGAGTCGAGCGAGAAACCAGCACACGCTTGTCGGTAACTCCTGAAACGTCCCACGCGGCGCTCGTGTACGTCGCCGTCGCCAGCGGGATCGAGTCCGACGGGAACGCCGAGACGCCCGTCGCCGTCGTGCATCCAGAGCACGTTATCGTACTCGCTCCGTTGTGCCCAACGGTTAACGTACCAGCGGACGACACGTACACATAGGCAGTGCTCGCCGCCGAGGTCCCAGATAACGTTGCCGTTGCCGCCGAGAATGCCGTTGTCACCGTGCCGATACGGGACGATCCAGCAGCGATGGTCAGCACGGTCGAACTAGTGCGTGAAGCCTGAAGATCGGTCAGGCCGCTGAGAGACGACGAACCACCGGCAGAGCCAGGCTCCCACTTTCCGGTTGTGGTATTGAAAACCAAGGCCTGCCCGTTTGTCGGCGCCGTTGGAGCCACCGGCCGGCCTTGGATCTTTTTTGCGTTGTCGCCGCTAAACCAAGGCTGCCCCGAAAGGCTTGCAATTATCGACGATAAAATCAGGAGCTTTTTCATTTCACTCTTCCTCGATAGAATCCCTGCCCGCTCTCGACTGGACCCGCCCCAGCGACGTAGACCTCAACTGCCGCGATTCCATAAGCTGCGCTGGCGCTCGTAAAAGTCACGGTTGTTCCGGTCTCTCCTCCTGCCCGATAGCCACCACTACCGCCGCT